TTGGTGAATTTTCATCTAAATTAAGATTTTTATAACTTTCCAAAACACCACCACTCATGCTTAGAACTTTTAATGTAAACGAGCCATAAGCTGTTATTAACGGATCGTTGGATGGCTTAAGGTCTTCGATAGCTATAAGGTAGTCTTTTTGGACACCTTCGCCATCTAATAGCATTTCAACAAAGAAAAGATCTTTTTGGTCTGTCTCTTTATCAGAAATAACCATTCCAGATCTGGCTGTTTTGTAAGGGTTTTGTCTATCACCCCAGTTTAGTGTTCCATGTTCTCTCTCTAAAGGAGCTATAACACCAAAACATGCTCCAGCTGATGAGCTGTTAACTGTAGAAACAACTGATCTTCTAAATGATTCTCCAAGCCAGTAGGTCTTTTTTGACCCAGCTTTTACTGTGTTTCCAGAAGTTGTTAAGATTGGATTTGTGTTGAAAACTTTTCTAATGTATTTATCTGAATTTTGATTGAAGTTAAAAACTTTTGTCTCAGCAGCTGTAGCATCTGTTGCATTGTAGATTTCCATTGTAAATTCATAATTATCTCCACTAGACTCAAAAAACATTGAACCAGAACCTTCATTAGCAGCAACAGTTCCTCCTTTAGCTGGAGTCCCTATCATAGCTAAATAGCCTGAATCGACATAAAAAACAGCACCTAGTGTACCAGTTTGGTCAGCATTTGTTGATGATGAGTTAATTAAAAACAATCCATAAGCTGTTGAGTTGGCGTTTTGTGTTCCTGATGCTCCGGCACCACTTAATTTCCAACCAGGTTTTGTTCCAGATGAAATGTCATCACCCTCGTCTCCTAGTAGCCTTACCATTGTAATTCCGGTTGTTTGCGATGCTAACCAAGACTGTGCGGCATATCCAGCATAAGATGGTGCAGTTGAACCTGCTCCTTCTCTCCAAACATCTCCTGTTGACGAGCCTCCAGCATATGGGGCTCCAAAGATACTTAAGTAATCTTCTAGAGTGTTAACTCTTATTGGTTTCATAGCAGGTCCTTTCGGGGCTCTACCAATTATAATAGGTCCAGCCTCTACTACATCTGCTGGCAACACGGATTGATCAATTTCATTGATCTGAATTCCGGGTGAGATAAAATCAAATTTTTTAGGCATTTAAAATTCTCCTTTTTAACGCTTTATTCTTAATAAATAGTACACTTATGGGTCAATAACTAAATAGATCTATATTTATTATCTTTCTTCTTCCATGGAAGTTCATCTTCCAACATGCTCTTTTCTCTAGACATTTTAACTTCAACAAAGTTTTCTTTTACAACAACTTTTGGAACATTGTCATTAACTCCAGAATCCGCCACATAACCAAGAACTTTTATTGTTATTTTTGTCATGAAAGATCTTTCTTCTTCTGCAAGATTTGCTGAGTTGTTTGTTTGGGCAAAATTTTGTTCTATGAATGCTTCATAGCTGTTATTGTTATGCTTAAAGATAAATCTATTCAACTGTCCTGTCGTTGTAATGAATGGTGTTATTAAATCATTCATTTGTTGTTGGTATTCTGTTCTTAAGTTAATAGAATAAGAAACTGCAACGTAAATTGGGAAAGGACCATAGAAATTTTCGGTTACAACCTTCTTTTTTTGTAAAACGTTAAATCTTTCATCCGGATAAGCCTCTTGACCCTTCGATAGTTTAGATCCTCTGTTTTTTGCAAAAGGAATATTCTTTTCTTGTAAGATTCTGCTTTTTATTAAATGAGGTCTGTCTTTATAGTTCTTCTTATCGTAAGCTAAGTCTGCTTGAAAGGAACCTTTGAATGTTTTATCCTTATTTACCTCAGTTCTTTCGACAGTAATGATTGGGAGTTGTAATTTACCAATTTTGTCCCTATAAGTGCGATCACTTTTGATCTGATGGGTTCTTTCTGAGGCTAGCCATAGAACAGGAACCTTAAGAAGACCTCTGTTGGTCTTCGTATGAAGGTTTAACTCATTTTTTATATAATTCAACAGACCAGTGTCTATAGTTTCCAGTGTTGATAGTTCTAAAGGCTCTTTCATGGTTTACTCCGCATTAAATAGTCCGTCTCTTGCTCTTATACACTCAGCAAGGATTTCAAATTTGTGTTCAATTTGTCCAAATAGTTGTTTTGGTTCGTTTGTTTTGACAATTTCGTAAAAAATATCACCATATTTTATAAAATCCCCTTCTCTAACAAATAAATTTTGATCTTCTGTCAATCTTCTCTTATGAAACATAACTTTTGCTGTTGTTTTCTTATCAATCGAGATACCATCCATGAAATTAGTCTCAACTCCTCCATATTCTACTCTTGCATAAACTCTTATCGGAGGAAGAAAGTTTTTCTCTATTGCTTCTCCATAAACTGGATGATAATCTGTGTGCTCAATGTCAATTGGAAAATAAATAACTTGCTGACCTACAACTCTTTCAATTATTTCATCATTAACTTGTTTAACAAGGTTTCGTTCCTTTTCTCCAAGAAACAATGGAGGAGGAGGTGCATCTAGTTTTGACCATTTATCATCTGACATAAAATTATCCTACAAAAATTCCAAGAGGGGCGTTCTGGATGATAGCATTTTGGTTATCCACCATAGCCTTATCTGTTTCAATTAGTTTACTATATGTTGTTTCATCAAGAACTTTAGTTAGTTCCTCGCGAAGAGCGGTTTGTTCTTCTTTTGCCTGTCCCAAAAGATCTGTGGCATTAAGATTTACATTATCTCCTCCGGGAATCGGAACAGAATTTCCAAACTTTCCTCTTATTTGACCAAGTGTTTCTTTTGAAAGAGCAAGAGAAAATCTTCTTATCCATTGCTGACCCATTGAATTAATGTTCTTGAATGGAATATTTTCAAAAGGTAGGGTGTTCATATTGTTAACACCGCTTTGTCCTGATTCGACATCATCTATAAATGGAGAATTTGTTTCAATGGTAAATCTAAACCAAAATTTATCTGGTGAGACACCTGTTGGTTTTGGATAAAGTCTCAATTTATTGTCAATAATCTCATAAGAATAATGAGATGTTCTTGTATATAAATGATCCTCGTAAGAAACAGCTTGCATTTTATTTTGCCAAGCAGGAATTACTTGAAAAGATGAGTCATCTGCATATTGTCCATAGTTGTGAAAATTACCTACAACATTAAGTCCGCCATAGTATCCATAAAATCTCCACATTTGCTGAGGAGAAATATAATACATTTTTCTTATTTTAATTCTCTTGTTTCCAATAGAGCCTGAAAAAGGAGAACCCGCTTCCAAAGAAGCAGAATAAACGATGTCTTGAAGATCATAATCTTGCTGGTTTGTAACTCTATCAATTGATGCACTATAAATTGGCTCGGTTCCTCCGACCCCTGCTTCAGTTGCAAACTTATCTCCCATTTTGAATGCATAATCAAATGTAAACTTGGGATATTTGAGAGCTACACCATCTCCTTCTGTTACATCTCCTTTGTGATCAAAAGATGCTGTTGGAGAGCCAAGAGCGCTACCTAAAGCGTTCTTAGCTTGATGCCTATTCACTATGTAAGAGTATTCTAAAACAGCCTCTTCATAGTGATTGTAGACGTTTTTAGCAGTGAGTTCGATATCTAGAACATCACCTCCAAGTCTTTTATATGTAAAGGCTACTTGAGCCATTGCTCCTGAGACAAAAGCACTACTAGTGTAGTGAGCAATTGCCAATGATCCAGTAATTACTGCTGCTGAATCAGATGAAGTTTCTGGCAATACGATTGCCGATGTTGTTGATGTTGGTGTTAAGGTGGGTAAAGACATACATGGAACCTCCGTTCCCTTTAAATAGTTTTAGACAAAAGAAAAGCCCCATGCAATTGGAGAGCTTGGGGCATACGGAGGACTAACACATGTGCATTAATTACTATACAATGTAACTAGTCTACTCTTTTGAAGATGTCGCTTTTTTCTTTGCGGCTTCGGCTTTCTTTTTGGCAGCGGCTTTTTTCTTTGCTTCGGCATCTGCTTTCTTTTTTGCTGCTTCTGCCGCTTTGCGTTTGCTTTGCTCTTGCGCTTCTCTTTCA